TGCAAACGCTCCCCGAATGCACGGTTGAGGCTTTCGCGCACTATATTCACGGCGCGATCAGCGCATGCCTCTCCGCTTTGGTCATAAAGCTGCCCTTGCTCTGCATCCATAAATCCCAAACCGATCAAATCGTAAATCTTGGCAGCTTGCTCGACAGTCAATTCCATCGCGACTATGCGTTTCATGACTGCACTCCAAAATCGGTGTTGGGATGATCTAACGCCTTCGCAAGTTTGCGGCTAAGACGCTTCGCGCCATCAGCTTCCGACGTGCCGCGCTTAACGGTCGGCGTGTCGTCCCACCAAATCGCCCCGATAGCGCTTTGGATCATGTCAATCTCGTCTGCGGTAAGGTTGATGTTCATGGACATTTTTAAACGCTCCCTAAATATTCAGCCCTAAAGATAAGTGAAGCTAATCGCTTCCGGGTAGTCGGCTTGTGCATCGGCGATGCTGTCGTAGCTTTCGATTACCGGCACCAACCCGTCCTCGCAGTGCGAGCAATGATGCTCTACGTAGCGGTCAACGCTGACGCGAGTTTCGATGGTGCCAATAGAGTCGCATTCAATGCAGGGAAGGTTAATTTTGAAATCCATAATCTTTCTCCTTTTATCGCGGTCGGCCAGTCCGGTTGCGATTTGATGTTTACAATATACATCCATTAACCTATAGTGTAAACACCTAATTGTAACAAAGGGGAAGAAAAATGAAAACGACAGAAGCCATTGCATGGTTTGGCAGTCGCAAGAAAATGGCAGATGCGCTAGGCATTTGGCCTCACGCCACATATCGATGGGGCGAAAACCCTCCGATGTTGCGGCAATTTGAAATTGAGCGTCTTTCCGATAACGAGTTAAAGGCGGAAAATAAAAAATGAATATTTTTTACTTAGACGCTGATCCGAAAATAGCCGCGCAGCAACAATGCGACAAGCATGTGGTTAAAATGATATTGGAAACAGCGCAGCTACTTAGTACCGCGCACCGCGAGTTAGACGGTGACGCATACGCCGACAGTGTTGGCTTGTACAAATCCACACATAAAAATCATCCAAGTGCGGTTTGGTGCCGTGCATCCGAAAATAATTATGATTGGCTTTGGCAACATATGTGCGGCCTCATGAAAGAATACACAAAACGCTATGGTAAAAAACACGCAACTGAGCGTCTGACAGATTTTTTGTGTGATGCTCCCGATAAAATTAGTGATGATGTGTTTACTGAACCGCCGCAATGTATGCCGGACCAATATAAAAGCGACTGCACAGTGTCTGCGTATCGCGATTATTATTTGGGTGAAAAAATGGACATTGCAAAATGGGCGCATTCGGAGGCACCAACATGGGTGACGCAATAAAAGATGTTTTAAGCGAGCGTGCCAAAACGCATGGGAGCTTTGCTGACGTGGCCCGCGTAGCGCAAAGCATCAAAGGCGCTATGTATTGCGTAGAGCGGCGCGGCACGGTTAGCTACGAAACAAGAGAAAGTTTGGACATGATAGCGACCAAAATAGCTCGCATTATTTGCGGCAACGAGTTTGAGCCTGACCACTGGCTAGATATTGAAGGGTACGCCAGACTAGCGAGGGAGAATATAGATGGCTGATATTACTAAAATGTTTGGCGGCGCATTTGTTGCCAATCCAGAGTCGGCAAATGTCGACCCGCCAGAGTTACAATTGGCCGACGCCATGCGATCCGCTGGCATTGATCCGCCTCCAAAATTAGAAATTGACGGCCAATTGCACAGATTTTCCACCAAGGGCCGCAAACGCGATGATTCTGGTTGGTATGTAATTTTTCCAGATGAGCCTGTGGCCGGCAGATTTGGATGCTGGCGCGATCAAATAGACTGCGTGTTTCGCGCTGATATTGGGCGCGAATTAAGTCCTGCCGAAAATATGGCAATAGTAAGGCGGCAGGCCGAGGCCAAGGCCGAGAGAGATTTAGCACGGCAACGCAAAGCCGAGGTCGCAGCTACTACAGTTGAGACAATATGGCGGGATGCCATCGCGGCCAGCCCAGATCATCCATACCTAAAGCGCAAAGGAATTAACCCTCATGGCGCACGTTTAACCGGCGACGGTCGGCTAATTGTACCGCTATACAGCGCAAATGAAGATCTCGCTTCCTTGCAATATATTTCTGACAGTGAAAAGCGCTACCACCCCGGCGGAACGACTAAATCATGTAGCTGGACACTGGGCGAAATAACGCCGGGGCCAATCTTTGTGGCCGAGGGATACGCTACAGCCGCGACCATCCACGAAGTATCCGGTCGGCCCTGCGTGGTCGCTTACAGTGCTAATAATTTGCCTGCTATTGTTGGTCAATTGCGCGAGGCGCACGGCCAGACTCAAGAAATTGTTATTGTAGCGGACAATGACGAGTCCGGCGTCGGTCGCAACAAAGCCGACCAAGCCAGCGCTAAATATGGCGGGCGCATCGTAATGCCGCCCGATATAGGAGATGCCAACGATTACCAGCAAGATGGCGGCGATCTGGCGGGTTTATTATTTCCGCCCGCTGATGATTGGCTCGTTCATGCAGATGACTTTTCCGAGCAGCCCGATCCGATCCGTTGGCAGGTCAAACGGTGGTTGCAATCTCAAGCGTTAATTATGGTTCACGGACCTAGCGGCGGCGGTAAAACTTTTGTGGTTCTGGACATGGTTCTATCGGTCGCGAGTAAAGGCGTGGTGTCGGAATGGTTTAATAACAAGGTTAGCCCCGGCACGGTGGTTTATCTGGCCGGTGAGGGGCATCATGGTCTTCGCGGTAGGGTAGCAGCGTGGAAGCAGCACAAGGCCGTCAGCGGGCTTGATATGTGGTTGTCGCGGCATGGTCTGGACTTAAATACTCCGCAAGGCTATCAAAAAACGGTAGATGCCATTCGCGGTTTGCCCAATATGCCGGAAATCATCGTGGTTGATACGTTGCATCGTTTTTTGGACGGCGACGAAAACAGCGCACAAGACGCTAAAACCATGCTGGACGCCTGCGCGGCGCTTATAAATGAGTTCGGTTGCAGCGTGATATTAGTACATCACACTGGTGTTAATGCCGAAGCACAGCACCGAGCGCGGGGATCGTCAGCATGGCGCGGCGCTTTGGACATAGAAATTAGTGTTATACCCGGCGACACTATTGAGATAAATCAGCGCAAATCAAAGGATGCCGAGGAAGCGCAATCGGTTTTCGTGGAGTTGCAGTCGGTGCCTATAAAGGGTTGGCTTGATGAGGACGGCGAGCAAGTTACGAGCGCGGTTTTGATGGCCGGAATTGAACCCGTAAAAGCTAAAAAAGATAGCCCTATCGATAAGCATAGAAAAGCGTTTGAAAATGCTTGGTGGGCATCGGGCGCGATGGACATTGACGGCGACCCATATCTATCACGCGAAGCTTTGAAAGCTAAATTACACAATGACCGCATGGCTGAAAGAACAATCAAAAATATGATAAATCCATCTTATGATAATAAATTAATTGGTGCTTTAATATTAGCATCTATGATTGACAAAAAAGAGGATGGCTGGATTGTTTTGGATGACGTTTGGGCATCGGCAATGTTGGTAAATAGGGCAGCTAAATGAGAACCCCAAAAACCCTAAACAGTACCCTAGGGTTCTGGGGGTTAAGGGGGGCAGAAACCGCAGAAACGTGTACCCCAAAAACCCCCCCACCCTTTAGGGTGGGGGTTTGGGGGTACTACTGCGGGCAAGGGGTTTTTAAACTAACATGGAGATCAAAATGAAAGATTGGCCTGCGGATAAAATAAAGCGCAAAAAAGTAGATGCGCTCATACCGTATGCGAGAAATGCACGAACGCATTCTGACGAACAAGTGGCGCAGCTTGCGGCGTCAATTAAAGAGTGGGGATGGACTACTCCGGTGTTGGTGGATGAGGACGGTGAGATTATAGCAGGGCATGGCCGCGTTATGGCAGCGCGCAAACTCGGTATCGAAGAAGTTCCAACCATGACGGCGACCGGCTGGACGAAGGCGCAAAAGCAAGCCTATGTGCTGGCGGATAATCAACTGCCGCAGAACGCCGGATGGGATATGGATTTGCTGTCGGTGGAAATGAAAGACCTCGACGCCGAAGGGTTTGATCTAAGCCTGATTGGGTTTGGAGATGATATGCTGGCAAATATGCTGGTTGATGAAACCGCAGGGCTGACCGACGAAGATGCCGTGCCTGACGTGCCTGACGACCCCGTGACGGTGTTGGGCGACGTTTGGCTGTTAGGCGACCACCGGCTAATGTGTGGGGACAGCACCAGCATTGATGCCTTAGAGCGCTTGTGTTCGCCACACAGGGCGGATATGTGGCTAACGGACCCGCCTTACAACGTGGCGTATGAGGGGAAAACAAAAGATGCTCTCAAGATACAGAACGACGAAATGGGAAACGACCAGTTCAGACAGTTTCTTGTGGATTCATATACAGCAGCCGACGCGGTTATGAAGGCTGGCGCTGTGTTTTATATCTGGCATGCTGATTCGGAGGGATATAATTTTCGAGGGGCAGCGCATGATGCTGGCTGGCAAGTAAGGCAGTGCTTGATCTGGAAAAAACAGACGATGGTTATGGGGCGGCAGGATTACCACTGGAAGCATGAACCTTGTTTGTATGGCTGGAAAAACGGCGCGGGGCATCTTTGGGCGACCGACAGAAAGCAGACCACAATATTGGAATTTGACCGCCCGTCTCGAAGCAAAGAGCATCCAACGATGAAGCCGGTCGAATTGTTTGAATACCAAATGCTGAACAACACTAAGGGTGGCGATTTAATTTTAGACAGCTTTGGCGGCTCTGGCACCACAATGATTGCGGCAGAAAAGAACGGTCGCCACTCTAGGCTTATGGAGTTGGACCCCAAATACTGCGACGTGATCGTAAAGCGGTGGTGTGAATTTACCGGGAAAGATGCTACGCTAGAGGCAAATGGTAAGTCTTTTTCGGTATTAGAAAAGGGATTAGAGGCAGATGCCGCGTAAACGAACAGGTAATCCAACGGGCCGACCGCCGTTTAAGCCAACGGATGACGAGCGCAAACAGGTCGGGCAAATGGTAGCCGTAGGCATACCGCAAGAGCAGATTGCTATGGTAATCCGCGACGGCATTGATACGGACACGCTTGTTAAGCATTTCAAGAAGGAAATCCGGGAGAGCAAGATACTGGCAAACGCCAAGGTCGGCGGCACTTTGTTCAACAAGGTAATGAACGGCGACACGGCAGCGGCTATCTTCTGGGCCAAGACGCAAATGGGCTGGAAGGAAACCAACGTTCAAGAACATACTGGCAAAATTGAGACAATCGAACGGGTTTTTATTGATGGCAAAGCTACGGATACCGACGCCTAAAGCATTCAAGCCATTGTTTCAGCCGGGCTTGCGTTACCTTGGCGCTCACGGTGGCCGTGGTAGCGGCAAGTCTCACCATTTTGCCGAACGCATTGTGGACAGGATGATCGAAGACCCAACTATTCGTGCCGTTTGCATTCGTGAAGTGCAGAAGTCTTTGCGTGAGTCGGCATATCGGTTGATTGCTGATAAAATAAACATTCTTGGCGTAGCCGACCGCTTCAGAGTTATGCACGACCGCATCGAAACGGCGCAGGGTGGCGTTGTTATATTTATGGGAATGCAGGATCACACGGCGGAAAGCATTAAATCTTTGGAAGGCTTTCGCATTGCTTGGGTCGAAGAAGCGCAAACGCTATCGTCTAAATCGTTAGAGCTATTGCGCCCGACTATTCGCGCTCCCGGTTCGCAGATGTATTTTAGCTGGAACCCGCGCAACCGCATGGATTCGGTCGATCAGTTTTTGCGCGGCGACGATGTGCCGGAAGGCGCGGCGGTGGTGCAAGTCAACTACGATAGCAATCCGTGGTTTCCAAAAGAGTTGGAAGCAGAACGAGCGCTGGACCGTCGCATCCGGCCCGACCGGTACAGTCATATTTGGCTAGGCGATTACGAGCCGCAAGCGGTCGGCGCAATTTGGAATATGCGCGACATAAACGAAGGCCGGGAAATTGAGACGCCTAACGATCTCTCTCGAATTCTTGT